TGTCAATGCGAGAGAAGTTGCAAGTGCCGGATGGCTGGTGTTCCTCGGGACTGATGGCAAAGGAATACATGTTGATTGGGTTAGGAGTTGGGTTAGGAACTACAGCCGTTTGAGCAGGTGTAATCATTCGGCTGTATGCACCTCCTGTGTGGTGTTGGTAGGGTTGAACCTTCCAGAAGTAATCGCCATATCGCTCATCAAATCGGTCCTGACCGTTGAGTTGGATACGAGCACGGTCGACGATATCATCGTAGGTGAATGGGCGAGTGAACGCAACACCGTCTGGGAGGGAGCAGTCTAACTTGCGTGCATCTTGGAAGACCCAGATGAGCTCCTTGACTGGGTGATTCAAGGTCAAGTCAATGCGTCCAGAACCTGTTGTAATGGTTTGCTGACCCGAGTATTGAAGTTGCTCAATCAAATACTCATGGCTTGCCTGGGCGAATCGTCTGCGCTCCTCGACATCCAAATAGACATAGTCAAGGTAGAGTGCCATGTCCTTCAGTGCAGGGAGGGCGTTTGCGGCTGCGGCCAATGAAGCACCGGTTGCGGATGCACCTTCTACGAGGTTGATGGTGTCTTCGAGTGTGATGTTGAATCGCACCTCGTGATATTGGAGAGCAATCAATGGAAGTGCAAGACCTGGGTTACGGTTGAACCAGAACTGGAGAGGCACATACAGTACATCGGGGCGACCCTGGCATGCTGTGACCGAAGTATCTGCACTGCTGTAAGGACCTCCAACCATGTTGTCCAGCTTGACGGCAGTGTCAAAGTTGGCAGTCAAGGTCTCCCACAAGTAGAGCCACTCACCGTAATGTGTATCAATGATTTGACCGCCAATCTCTACCTCAATTTTCTTGAGAAGCAGGTATCCGAGACGGCGTTGTGCACCTCCCGTCCAACGAACAACCGTTCCTGTATCTGTTGCAGGTAATGTGACCTCGACATAGGTCTTCCAGATAAGGTCTGCATTACGATTGACAATGGCTACGACGCGTTGTCCGTAGGTGGGCATACCTGTGAAGTTGACGCGGAATGCCTCCACGGCAAAGTTGGTGTGACGCTTGAACAACACCTTCCAGAAGGTAATGTGAGGATTTCCAGTGATATACGCATCTTGTGCACCATACGCAACGAGTTGAAGAAGACCGCCACCCATTATGTTTATATTCTCGGAGGATAAATTCTACTTCAGCGTCCGCGCAACAAACTCTTCCATAAAGACAATGTATGGTGGCAAGTTTCTTGCCAATGGTGCAGATACCTGTGTCTACGACCCTCCGGTGAGTTGTGACCCTCCAAATCCATCGATCGACGTCGAAAACAAAGTCTCGCGCATTGTGTCGGTAAGTTCGGGTGAACGCGAGAAGCAAGCATTTCTTCAAAAAGTGATACAAGATGTCGAACCTGTGTTTCCATCGATTCGAGACTATGTGAACTTTGCGACCGATTCATGTACGCCTAAATTCAAGCCTGAAGACGAACAACAATCCTGTAAAGTCAAAGACCTTGCGAATGGAAAACTTGTGAACCTCATCACGCCTAAACAGGGAAAGGATTTTTGGCGACTTCAGGTCACTCCTGACTTCAAAGTGAAGTTTCCAACCTACATGATGTTGCTCGCAACTGCGATGAGTTATCTGAATGAGTATGGGCTCATGCACACCGACTTACATGGCGCAAACATTGCGTTGATGAACAACAAGTTGGTTGCACACGATTGGGGGCGGTCCTTCAACAGCCGTGACGAGAGACAACTCAACAACTATTTGGAGTGGGCCAAACGCACAAGTGCCCTGAAGAATCGAGCTGAATATCGTTACATTGTACCCATTCTCGACAATAGCGGATACTTCCAAGGAGTTGTGAATCGAACTACGAAAGCTGGAAGAAATAAACTACAGACGGTTCTGACTCGGTCCTGGGATACCTTGGCATTGATAGGAACATCCGAATACGAAAGTCTTATCCCCAAGGATGCAGTCAACAAATTCTTGGCTGCATTTGTTCGTATTGTAGCACAGAAAGACGGAGACTTCTCTGTGCGTCTGCGTGAAATCATTCCTCTTGCGTTCGTATCGAGTTCTGTGATTCCACCTCCTCCTCTACCACCAATCAAAGTCAAAAAGACCCGAAAGGTGAAATCCAAGAAGACTCGGAAGTCGGTTGCACCTGCGGTTGCACCTGTGGTTCCACCTCCTATAGTTCCATCTCCTATGGTTGCCCCTGCGGTTCCACCTGTGGTTGCTCCTGTGGTTGTTCCACCCGCTGTGGTTCCAGTCAAAGTCAAAAAGACTCGAAAGGTGAACTCGAAACCCAAAAAGACTCGGAAAGCGGTTCCACCTGCGCCAATCCCCAAGTCCATGTACGTGAGTGAGTCCGCTTCAAACCAAGAAGTTGTTAAACTTCGTAAAGACATTGCAGTCTGTGATGACGAAGTGGACAAGTTGCGTAACAAAGTCCGACAAATTGCAGAATTGGCGAAACTTTCTCCTCGACCATAAATAATGAGAACTCGCGTTTCGTCCAAGTTTGATAAGTGTGTGAAGAGCGTTCGAAAAACAGTCAAGGCTCGCAAGGGATCGAATAAGGAATCTGCAGCGATTGCCATTTGCACCAAGTCAGTCTTACAGACACGAGGACGCACTATGAAACGCTATCGCAAGGGACGCTTGACTACCCAGAAATGGCTTCAAGGGCTTGTTTAGCCGCTAATTGTTCGGCCTTTTTGCGTGTACTTCCGTGTCCGTAGGCTAGGTGCTTTCCCGCCGCATCACAAACTGCAACGCGTATCTCATTCTTCTTTGGGTCATTCGATAACATCTCGTAAGTCGGTGTTAACTTGAGTTCACGCTGACAATGTTTCTGAAACAAGTCTTTGTAATTCGTTGTCTCATGAATCACTTCTTCAATGTCTAGGTATGCCTCCATCACAGAGGTTACAAAGGTATACACGATATGAAACCGATTCCCACAGTCGGTCCATAACGCACCAATAAAGGCTTCAAAGATATCGCCTAGTTTCTTGGTATTGTTACGCCCTGCAATCGCAGGCGATTCTTCATTGTGACGAGAGATCACGTAGAACTTATCCAACCCAATTGTCTTGGAGAGCTGACCAATACATTCATTGTTCACCAAGACTTTACGAGCATCAGTTAAGAAACCCTGCTTCTTCTCGGGGTACTTCTTACGAAGGTAGGTCGCCACGCAGACACCCAAGACTGAATCGCCTTCAAATTCTAAACACTCATAGGATTCGTCTTGAAGCGGCATCACCCCAGCAGGACACGGTGCAAGTTGAGCGGGCGTTCCGTCGGGAGTCGTATAGTCCGTTCGTCGGACATAGGTTGTGTGGACCATCGCGGTCTGAAACACTCGCACATTCTGTGCTCTGTAGTGTGGCAAACCGTGTTTGTGAAGGAGCTTGTGTATATCGCGTTCAGTGAATGGGCGATTGGCGGAATTGTAAGGGCAATAGGATTCCATTACACTCTATACCTTACTTTGTGAAGGTCCGTTTTCTAGTTTAAAAATATCTTGCATCAACATCATACATTAATGGAAAAAGCTTTAGTGACTCTGACTGCCCGTGTCGTTCGTGCCCATCGAGAGATGACGCCGTGTATCGCGAGAATCCATACAGGGTTCATGGTAGAAACGAATCTTCAAACTCTAGAAAAAGACCTTCAACACCTGCAAGAGATGCTCCGACAAGTTCGAGAAGCACAGAAAGCACCCCCCACACGAACCTACCTATCACTCAAGTAATGCTTTCAATTCAAACGAATAGTCATCTGCAATTAAAGTGCGTTCATGACGACGCATAATCTCTTTCATTACATCTTCCCCATGTTCGGGAAGAATCTCAAGTAAGTAGTTCTGAAGTTGCTTCTTCGAAAGCGACCATCCTTTCTTCCATTCCCCTGGCTTTTTCACTTGAAACACCATCTTGGATGCATTGAGTTCAATCTTTGCAGGTAAAGTGCTCTCATTGTACGCAGCGGCTAAATCCAATTCAAGCGTTTGTCGATGTTCGCGAAGGTCTTTGGCTCGAGTGTTTATGTCTGCGAGTTGCTTGTTGTTTTCCAAATAGCGAGTGAGTATTGGCTTTAGAGTGTCCATTATACCGTCTCTTTCTTCTACGACGAGTTTCCGTTTTCTTTCCACCGTTCAGCTTACGGCGTTTAGTCTCGATGCGTGTTCGTCGACTTGTCCTGTCATCCATGTCATAGAAGTCCGAACATGAAAAGTCAAATAACACAATGTTCTTTACACCTTTTTCCTGTAACAAGTTCACGAATGAGGATAAACGGACCATATACTGACCTTCTTCGATTTCAGAGGCTCGAGTGGTGGTTGCACCTGATCGACCGGTTAGTAGCAATGAATGAAGATCAGGCTGACCCTCTACATTCAGTAGATTGATCTTAAAATCATTGGCATCGTCAATTCCTTCACCGACGGATCGAGAATATCGTTTTTGGAGTATCGGTTGTCCAGCTAGATAGTCGACCACAGTATATCCTTTATCCGTATGACGAATGAACTCTTTCTCTTTTTTACTGATAGTGCTTTCCGTATCCTTTAGGATGAATATGACTTCATTCTTTTCTAACTGTTTGAAAGACTGTATGAGGGGCGGAAGTTTAGAATCCACATCCTCATACTGTATTGGATTCTTAAACGCTGAAGTGATACTTCTGTTTATTTTAGCAATTTGGGTCTCCGATGTTACATTACACACTCCTGGAGCCACTGCACTTATCTTTTTAATTCGCATGCCCTCTGGAACTTTAAAGGTGGATACGGGTTCACCGTCTTCTTCAGGATGGATTGAACCATGTAGCGTGACAGATACAATGACTGTCTCTGGAAAGACCATTAATACTAACGTATAAAGTATCCGAAGTGAATAAGGGATGTCGGTCTTTGACGAAGACGAAATTGAACGACTACGCCAAGTCTATAACAAAGAACATCCGCGTGAAGCCCCTATCCCAAAGGAATCCGCAGAGGATACATGGGGAACACTTCAAGACCGCTTTCGTGAAAAGTGCAAGACCGGCCGAGCGGAATGCATTGTCTCCAGTCTCTTACGCAGACCCAAAGCACCCAAGGAATGGTCTTTGAACCGATATGAGTGGTTGTCGTCCGACGACATTGATGCCGTCGAGCGTAACTACACTGAACTCTTTGCAGATTACCATTACATGGGCACAGTGCCGATTGACTTTGACTTGAAGTCTGAAACGCAAAAGTGCTTGGTCTCTGCCTTGTGTTCCATGAAACTCAAATCCCTCTACGACAAAGGAAAGCAGCAGTTTGGCATTGTCATCAACACAGACCCACACGATGGACCGGGTCAACATTGGGTTGCAGTGTTTTGCGATGTCCGCCCCGAGTTGGAGTTTCCTCGTGTCACCTATTTCGATTCCTACGCCTCTCAACCCGAGAAGGAAATCAAAATCTTGATGAAACGATGGAAAGACCAGTGGGATTCCACGGGCATTCATTCAAAGCCTATGAAGATGACCTACAACAAGACACGACACCAATACAAGGATTCTGAATGTGGAATGTATTGCTTGTATTTCCACTACGCTTGCTTGATGAACTTACCTATGAATCAATCCATGCCCGATGAGGTAGTCAATCTCTTTCGCAATCTGTTGTTCACGATGCCCAAGAAAGAATCATCCACAAAAGAATAATGGAATGGCTCATGATTGTGCTTTTACTTGTCTTCATTGGATACCTCTTACAAGATGAGTCCCTTGGAGTCCAACCT